GCATTTACTGCATCGTCGGAGAAGTTAGAACTATCTGTAAGCGTCTTGAAGAAGTCAAGCATAAACTCATCAATAGCACCTGTGCCATCGTAGACATCAATGCTACCGAAGAAGTCTCTTTCAATTAAGAAATGGCCTAACTCAATAGCCATAGATATAGGTAAAGTCTTAGCGGCAATTTTAATCCCTAACCGCTTAATAGCGGCTTCAAGGGCGGCAATTGCTACAACAGACTTTAGCTTCATGCGAAATCTTCTCTAATCTTGAACTTAAGTAAATCGTAAAGTGTTTCCCTAACTCCTGAACCTCGAACAACTTCTATTTCACCTTGGTACGCACCCGGAGGTTGGTCTAAGTCACCTACCGACCAGTTAACGATTGCAATACCTTTTATAGATTCTGCTGGGTCAGGGTTAATGTATAAACTCTTACTAAATAAAACAGTATCTTCACCAGCAGCTTTAAAATGCAGTTTTACTGTAGCACTCGTTAGGTCTGTAGCAGTACCTGTGTCTTCGTCTGTTAAAGTCAGACGTAGCTGCGGGCCGGTGTCGCCTTGAACATATTTAAAAGTCTCAGCCATATATACCTCCTACCCTAAAAATTAACAGGAGATACGCGCATGTTAATGCGCCTTGTATCTCGCCCTTTAGCGCCAGCGATGGCGCGTTCAAACTCAAAGACATGGGATGAAGATAGCACTGGGTCACTCCATTCTTTATTAGGAATACCTGATATACGCGCAATAGCACCAGCTGCAATAGCCCTTCCGTGCGATTCGAATATAAAGTCTTCTACTCCTGTAGCGGTTAACTTAGGTTTAATTACTGCTATCCCTACGAATGTATGCTTAGTTATCGGAGTTGGATACATACGTATGCTTGCATCATCCAGCGTACTATAGTACAGAGGTGTGCCTTTAATGGCTTTACCGTCAGCTTCTACAGGTGGTGGAAAATGCCTTTCTGATACATGAGCTAGCGGGACACCGTCTAAGAAGAAAAATAGTAAATTCTCTAAAACAGACCCCGTAGGGACATCTAACTCATAATCAGACGTGTTTTTACTAGTAAAATCAGGGTCTAAGTTAAATCTCCACACTTCACTCTTAGCGCAAAACTCAGCTGCAGCTTCCTGTAAGTGAGACTCAATAACTATCTCAGGGCACCCAGGTACGTAGGGTTGTACGTACGGGTAGAATTTATCCCAGGTTATAGCCATTAAACAGCTCCCGAAGGAGCAGAGGCTACATCACTCTGTGTTTTACCATTTAATCCTGCTAGAAATGCTCCGTTATGCGCAACAGCTCTTTGAGCGTTTGCTGCATACTCAGCATCTTTAGTGTAAGAACGGTATAGTACCCAATCAATAATAGAACTTAGATAAGTATCATCTAGTTTAATTACTTCCGTACTACTTCCTGCCGGGTCTAGTGCACTCTCACTAAGTGAGTGGGCTCCGGGAGAATCAGCATAGACTACTTCAACTTTCGCTAATGCAGTTGCTGGCGGATATACAAAAAAATCTTTAGGTTGTCTTGGGTCAAACGTATAATTCTGGACATTAACCGAACCGGTTTCTGTATGCCAAGACGGACGTTGGTCATCCAAGACACTCCTACTAATAAGCCTAACTACTTTCTTATCAGAAGTAGTAGCTAGGTTACGAACTACATCTAAAAGACGTAGTGCGCTAGAGAAACCTGTGGCTAAAGTTTGACGTGTTCCTGCAGCACAAGTAAATGTACTGGCTTTAGAACTCGCATCAGGTCGCAGTAATACAATCTGCAGGTAGGATTCATTAATCCAGTTCTGTAATTCTATACGCGGCCAACGAATATTATTGTCTTGAAGAAGATCTTCAACGCGTTTTATAACGTCAATAACTTTTATTGTTGCCATAGGTTACTCCGTAATTTGTTAGGAAAGAAGGGGTTGCCCCCTTCTTGTTGGGACTATATTATGCACCAACTAAAGCAGTTACTAGCGCTTCATCTTTAACAACTTTACGACCGTAAACAGCAAGACCACGAACGATATCGCCGAAGTCAGTTTGGTTACGTAGAGGCTCAGTCTTAGCGATTTGAGATGCAAAAGCACATGATGCTTTAGTACCTGCAACCATCATACGACGCTTCTTAGCACCTGATACTGCAGCACCTGATGAGGTAGCTGATAAACCAGGGACTAACGCTTTACCTGCTGCACCGTGAGGTAGTAAGTTAGATACGTATACAGACATACGGTCTAACATACCAATCTTACCAGTACGAATTGTGCTTGACTGGTCACCAGTGAAGTACGCTTGCGCAATGTTAGACTGCATTAAGATATTACGGTCTTTAGGTGAGATAACTAACCAACGGCCATCTTCAGGAATGTTTTGCTCATCCATAGTAGCAGACATCTCTAGAATAGCATTAAGCACGCTATCAGCAGTACCTTCTGGTACTGGAGTACCATCAGTACCTAAGTTATAACTAGCTGAAATGCTACCAGCTGTTGCACCTTTATTATTAGCGTGAGCACCTTCAGTTACAAACCATTGAAAGAAAGCTTCGTTTTCGATAGAAATCTTTAATTGTTTCGCAGCGTCGTCTGTGAATGTATTCATTAATTCAATATCAGCTTGGTGCGCTAATACGTCGTTAATTTGAACACTGAAATATTTACCTTTGTTAATCTGCATATCTTGGAAGATAGGTACAGGAACTTGGCTCGTTAATGTGCCACCAGCGGTGTAGTCATTAATTGTGATTGATGGTGCAGTGCGAATACGAATAGTATCGCCTTGATTCTTGATTTCGCCTTCCCAGTCGGTATTGGCGATGTCAGTCATCATTGTGTTTGCATAGAACTTAGCATTCAGTTTATTCGACCACAATTGTGGGATAAAACTACCTGAATAAGTCGGGCTCGTGGTGAAACTACCAGTTGTAGGAAATACAGTAGCCATTTTTATTACTCCTTATAAAGTTAAACAGTTTTGTCGGCTAACGGCTACCTATAATCGTGACTAGCTTTTAACTCGTCCTTCCATATAAGCTAACGTTAACTCAGCTTCAAGTTTTTCCGCAGCGTCCAACTTACCCTTAGTATTTAGTGTGCGTATCTTAGTCCAAGCTGTCTCAACCTCTCGGGCTGAATACACCTTGTCCCCTCGACTAACACTCTTAGTACTGCTAGAGTTAGATGAACGATTCGGAGTTACCTGCTTTTCGATCTCAGATTGGCGACTGCTCTTTCCTTGCACAACTGGGTCAACACTTTCACGGAATAACTTCACATAGTGAGCTACCGCTTCTGCATCTCCCGTGTTGAACGCGTTCTGAGCTTGATCTCTGCGAGGCCCCCTAGACATAGGGTCATACTCATTTAGCCACGCTACCCAACGTTCGTCGTTGTCAAGTTGGTCAAACCCAGGAACTAAAACATTTAGTTTCTGAGAAAAACTTACCTCGCCAACTTGGTCTCCGGTATTTGCAACGCTATCACGTAGCTCTGCAATTACTTTCTCCTGTTGCTCAAAACGTGTCTCATAATCCTGAGATACTTCTTTCGCAACACGACGTTGGAAATCAATCAAATCATCACCGTACTCTTCTCGATCAGCATCGGTTATATAACTAACCTTTTCTTTAGCTTTCTCAGACTCAACTTTCTTCACAGTTTCAATATCCTTTCGAATACTATTTAACTGGTCTGTAAGTTCCCTAACCTGCTGGTGCAGTCTAGGTACTTCAGCATCATATTTACCTTTTAAAGTACTATACTTTTGCTTAAACTCATCTGTTACTCCTTCAGAAGTGTCAGCCGGCCTTGCTTCTTCTAGTGCTGCTTCTTTCGTAGGTTGTTCGTCGTCTACTTCGACTTCGGTATCCTCAACTACTTCTAAGGTTGGCTTCTCGCCTTCTTCCTTAGTTTCGCCTTGGGCGCTCAGTTTTTTCTCTAACTCTTCAACTTCCGCAAGCTGTGCCTGCACTTGTTTTGGCAATGCCATTTCTTTCTCCTTAAAGCACCAACTCTGTTTTGCAGCGTCCTATTGGTATGCTGCTCCCGTTATGGTGTGCTTAACAAATGCGTTAATCTCTTAACGCTCCCCAACTACCTTCTGCGATTCTTCGACCGCTTTCAGTAAATCTTCGAATGCTTCTGCTCGTCCTTGCAAACGGTGGATTATTACCGTTTCGTTTGCGCGTACCAACTTCTGCTTAGCCTCTTCGAGTTCATTCTCAAAAAGGGTTAACAGCTTGTTGTTTCCGGGTTCTCTTAAGCTAAGTAATACTCTTAAAACCTGGACATCTAGCTTGTTAACATTAATCATTTACTTACATAATACCTAATAAAACTAGAATGTACTAGTTATTTTCAATTTCCATTTGGCTTAGGGCTCATATAGTTATCTTGGCGCCCGCCCATCTCTGTACCGTCTTCTTGTAAATTCGCACCTTGTTCTGCTGCCATCTGCTGCATCATCATTTCTTGCTGCTGTTGTTGCTGCATCGCCTGTTGTTTTTGGATTTCTTCACGAGACGGCACAAGCCTGTCAATATTGGTATTGAGATTTCCAGCGAGGTCGCGCATAAGTTCAGCCGTTCCTGGTAAGCCAACAATTTGCTGTGCAACAGGGCTTTCCAGTACCAGACGTAAGAACTCAGTTTTACGGACAGCCTCAGCTTCCTTAACGACCAGCGAAGTCGCGCCTCTTGCAATAACTTGTACATCACCTATCAAATCCGGGTCATTACTATAACGAAGGTTTCTCTGGTACTGTCGTTCAAGCATAGGAGATAGTACATCGTGGTCGATGTTACCGATTACCTGCTTAATACTCTTACCTGCGTTAGAAATTAACATAGACAGACCGGACGATGTACGGCCTGCACCTGGGACATGCTGCCCCGTCATATATTTAGGAATACCTGTAATATCATCAGCTATATCCATAAACCTATCAAACACTGCCAAAAGCTCTGACGCATTAGAGTTAGGCTGGAAGAAGTTTATCGGAGCGGAAGCATCACCGTACTCAGACTGCTGGAACTGCCATATTTTCCAAGGATACATCTGCGTAATGTCTTCCCCTGCTGGTAAGCGACTTACGTTCACTCCTACCTGCGGGCCAGAACTAATACCCATATTGTTAGCTAGTGCCCGAGCTGCAGCGTTACACATATTCTGCGCGTCCATACATAAGTCTGAAACACCGTTACCGTCGATACGTCCTGGGACCTTCTCGAACGACGTGGTGTAATACGGTTTACGCCCGATTGGGTCATAGTTAAGCACAGCTTTAATAACTGTTTTGTCAACCATCCATACTTCACAAGGATACGATAGCTGAGGGTCTTCAATCTCAGACTCATCCATACCCCACTCAATTAGTAGCGTACCTGGTATAGAGTCCCATAGTTGAATTGCAGCAATAAGGTCTGAGCTAGACCCTTCAAAATCTTTACCTTCTAAGACTTCAAACTCAGAGTCATCACGGTCTAACCAGTCGAAACCGCCTACACCGAAGTCCGACAGCAACGCTCGTACTGACGCCTCGTCGTACCCCTCGACGCCTATCATAGCCTCGACGTCTTCCCTAGTTAGGTGGTGAATCTCTATTACAGGCATATTCTGAATGTCATCACCCCACGGTGCCCAGTAGAATTTGTAAGGGTCAACTCTTTCCCACTCATCACGAACGATTTCTGTAGGAACTAACTCTCCGCCATCCCACTTCAACGTCTTACGTTTACGCGGAACAGGCCCTTTAAGTACTGCGAACGGATACGTAGCTACATCGTTCGTGAATTCAAATAATGCTTTAATGAACCCGCCCTCTAGGAGCTGGTCTTCCATTTTCTGCTCCATACGTTCAACACGTTTTCCAGCGTCGTGCTTCATCTCACGCATAGCAGTATCTTTCATCTCTGACGCTAGCTGTTTTAATGCCGTTTCGTCTATATTCTCGCCACCCATCTCGTAGTGCTGCTGCAAATTCTGCTGCATAATACCTTGTAGGCGGTCAATTAATTCTGGTGGAACTTCTGGAATAGGAGTAGCTGAGATAGACCAAGGTTTATCGTCACCTGTGCCTAATAGAGTATCTCTTAACCACGCAGTGGCCGTACGACATTTCGTACTAACAATACCCATGAATAACTCTGAGCCACCTTGCGCTTTGATTTCAGCAAGTTTCGAAGGTTCATACTCCATGTTACGAGCACGAGCAGTTTCTACCAGGCGAGGCTCGATATCTTTCTTCTTGTGGTCACGCATAGTAGTCCAGCGCTTACGCGTATGCGAAGCTAAACCTACAAGCAACTCACTTTGTTGTATTTCTTCCGATTCGCGACGCGCCATATTCTCAAGATCGGACGCACGAGCTACGGGAATTAGAGCAGCACCTAACTGTGGCATAATTTCCTCATATTAACATGAATATGCTAATATGCTACCAGCTGAACGGGACGTTGTCAACATACTATTATTTCCATTTAGTATTCCTGTGCCATTCCCAATTGGGAGCATAATTCTCATCAGTTACCTTCACGTCCACCCACCGGAAGAAACCTTCTGTACCTGTCTACGTTTACCCTGGGTAGCTATCGTTCCAAACACTTCGCCTCCATCTGCATGCAGACATAAGTACTGGAACGCATCAGCAACATCAGACCATGGGTGTGACTTCTCTGGTTTCTCATCTTTCACTCCCTTGTTATTTATTTTGTATCGATACTTACCCGCCAGTGCTTGAACCAACGAGTTCGCAGCCTCGTGGTCTATCATAAGACCGTACTTCCCATCTACAACACGGGTCATGTATTTTTCTACAGCTGCCAGTCGTGCCGCTACCGAGTTCGTTTTCGCAGCTTTTATAGAAAACCCTTCAGCTCTATATATGTCAGCTACTGTTCTCTCATCTGTCTGCGCTCTTTGAAATGCTGCAGGATCGATTATAACTAGCGAACTACGCCCTGGAAACTTATTAGCTAACAGAGGCTTTAATTTTTCTCTAACAAATCTAAGAGCCCCCATGTCTTCTGAGATTATCGAGTCGTATATAACCAAGCGACCATCATATATTATCTGCCCGATTACAGCTGCCGGGGTAAGCCCGGCATCAATACCTATCAGTATCGGAGATTCGCTGAACATCGGTGTTATGGATTCCTTCGCCGTGTGGTTAGGCCTATCGAACGCCTTAAATACAGGCTGCCCTGCCAACGATTTACCAAACTTAGCGTGGATATATACGTCGATCCAGTCACCAGTTTTACCCTTCGCAAGGTTATCGTAGTAATCATCTGGTAGGAACTGCGTCCAGTCTGCTTCCGGTGCTAGACCACTAGGCTGAATAGATACATGACAGTTGTCAGGCGGCTCACTAAGGAGGTCTTCCCAAAAGGTATCCTGGTCTGGCGGATTAGTCATCCCCCACAGGTGGGCGTTAGGCACTCCATCATCCGACTTACAACCTACCCCGTTCATCATCTTATCCGGGTAACGTCCTAGACGACCCTGTGCAGCGTTAAAAATGTCCGGGTGAATTTCTCTAAACTCGTCGAATATAAAAAAGGACGCCTGAAGAGATAACAGTCGACGTACGTCGTTCGCGTCATCTAAACCACGGAACAAGACTTCACACTCTATGTCACCAACTTTTATAACGAATTTGTATTCCGTCTTCAGGAAACTACCCATAATGCCATCAGG